GGTGTCATCGTTAACCCAACCGAACTGTTGGTGTGCTTCACTAGCTGCGCCTGTCTGCTGCAATTCATTCACCCATGTTTGTACGTATTTCATCAACTTCCCCAAATCTTCTCCGTAAGTTGTTATGCCCTTCATAGCCATATTCTTGCGGAACTCTTCACGTGAAGTGATAGCCATCAAAGGAACTGTAAACTCCCGAACACCATCCCTTGGGAGGTGCAGGGCAAACGCCACCACTTCTCCCTGTTCTACATCGTGCAACCTACGCGTGACGTAGAAATCATGGTGGTAAATTGGCACTTCGATAGGATTACCCTCTTCATCCTTAGTGCGCATGTAAACACCACCGTTCTTACCCCGCATGTATGGTGCAGGGTATTGGGGTATCTCTGGCTCGGGTGGAGCTTCTTCTACGATCTTAGTTAGCTGTGCAGGCGTTGTTATGCTTAACGCATTAGGGCACCCATCACAGCCATCGGGGTTATGTTTGGCAAAGGTGCTACAGTATTGAGGCCCACCTGTGTCCATCATCTTGCGCACAGTTTCGTTGAAATCGTATTCAGGATGGTTGGAAGACATCACCCGCGCTGCCTTGTCTCCATCGACGCATACTTTAGCGATAGATAGACCCGCACGCCACATGTCGTAAGACACGCTGTCCTGATTATCTATGATGTATTGGATTTGTGCGCAGCCCTGACCATTATCAGTCTTCTCCAACAGACGTTTAAAACTGCCAGAGGTTTGCGCATTAAGCGCATCGCGGTAGGCACTGGGAGCAAACTTATCGGGTACTGGTATCGCACCTCCAACACAGTCTTCAAACTCTGAAAAATCTATTGGTTCTGCCAAGTATCCATGTAGTAGCCCAACTGGTTTGGGGTCATCCCCCTTATAATTATATGTGTTGGGTACACGTAATATACTAGCAGCATCAGATGTACGCGAGGGATCTGCTGGGAAGTCTTGCTTTATACATAACTGCTTTAGACCCTCCGCAACTGGAAACCATGTCTTTTCATCTACGGCTTCAGTCAAAGGCCAGTACACATGCAACCCGTTGCCAGAGTTTACAATCGTTGGCCGAGGTAACTTGTTAGTCTTACAGAACCTACGCAGTTCCTCGAAGGCAGTAGGTTGGTCTATAAATTCTTTACTAGGTCCACAATCCAAGTCGATGAAGAAAGACTTCATCTGGTTAACGTTTATTTGTTTACGGTTATCTGGTTCTTTAAATGTGCCAAGGGCAAAGAAAACATTGTATGCTGCTGTGTCGAGTTCATCCGCTCTTTGTATTAACTCATCAATAGACGGATAAAACTCTTGCTTTATATCGGTTTTGTTATTGCTGTTATAGCACCACAGGCAGTAGTTCCCCTCACTCCCTAACACAGAACCCAAAAATTGTTTGGTGTCCACGGTTCTCTTCCAATGTTAGAGGGTGCGCGGCCCTGTCAGACCGCGCCTTGTTTTTAATCGTCCCAGTTATCTAAAATGACACCTAGATTACCGTCTGTTGCACCGCCAGCCACTGCTTTTTTAGCAGGAGTTTTCACTGGTTCTGGTTCTGGGTCGGAAGAACCCTCGTCAAAACCACTCATGTCTACCTCTGGTTCTTGTTTTTGAGGCATATCCACAATGTTGCTGGCAAACATACTCTCTGAGTTATGAACATAGCCACCTTCGATAGCACCAAACGCGCTACGCACCATACGATCTGCAAGCTCTACCACCTGCAACTGGCGAATGCGCACAGAAACACTTGGCTCGTTTGACATGTATTTGTAGGGGTAGAACGTTACAGCAATGTTGATTGTGCTGCCCGTGGTCAACTGAAACTCCTCCGGTAGAGGATTGTTCTTGGAGTCTACCTGTAACGGCTTACGTGTTTTCTCACCGTTGTATTGACCCTTCAGAATACACTTAATGGTGCGCGTACCATCGTCGTGTTTGACCATAGGATTAGAAGGTGTGTCAGGCCAGTCTGGCTTTTTGTTAGCCGTATAGGCTTTGACCATTGCGATATACAAACCTTTGGCGGTCTCGCTATCCATCTTCAATTCGATAGAGTATTCAGCATTCGGTGCCATCGGATCGCACGGCATGCTCTTGTTAACCTTTTGATCAAAGGCATAAGTGCGGTCCAACTTTGGCCACAGTGCTTCTACATTTTTAATTACATATGGTTCTGCCATATCGTTCTCCTATATATCTTCGTCGAGATTTAAATCCATCTCGTACTGTGTGTTATCGTGCGAGGTATAACGCACGGGTTCTGGGCTGGTCTTCTTCAACAACGCATCAGACACAGCCTGTTTGTCAAAACGGTATACGTTGTTGATCTTCAAAAAAGTGTTTTCGGGGATATGCCCCTGCCGTACCCAGCCCCGTACAGTAGATACGGATACGGCTAAATGTTTAGCTAAATCTTCAATAGCAACAAATGGTGTAGTCATTACTTTTTCCTCACTGAGATGACATACTCGCTGTCAATCTTCAAACCTTCGGGTTTTAACTCAGGATTTTCTTCCAAGAATTGCTTCATGTTTGTCTGGTTTAAACGGCGATCAAACAACTCAGGTACAGCATGCTCTACAACAAACTTGTGCATAGCATCCCAATCACTTGTCCAGTATTTGGTACGCTGCGAACGAAAAAATAATCCCTCATCGGTTCTCACGCTCTCAACCTTGTTGTTTTCACAATAGCTGAGAAGCGCACGTTTTAAGATGTCAAGCTGGTGTGCCAACTCTCCATCTTCTTTGGTAAATGCCGCTTTTAACTCTGCACGTTTGTTGCGTATTTTTATATACGCCTTGGTCATTTTGTCAGCGGGTGCGTCTGAATAGTCGCTCATCTTAACTCCTCCTTGTACAAAGTATTATTTAATTATGTATACTACTCTAGTCAAGCAGTTCTTTGTACAAATCTATCATTTTTGTGTGTACGTCTATTCTCTTATCAAGTAATGAGTACACGCGTTTTTCTACACCCGATCCTTGTAACTGAACAACGGTACATGGATGTTTCTGCCCTGAACGATGCACCCGCGCATTTGCTTGTGCGTATGTCTCCAAAGAAGAAGTCGGACCCCACCATACCACAGTGTTCGCTGCAGTTAAAGTCACACCATGTGCTGCCGACTGGGGCTGTATCACCAATATCTTGGGGTCAGGGTCATTTTGGAAGCGTTTAAATATGTCGGTGCGGGCATGCGCAGGTACGTCTCCGCGAATCACCTCTGTTGTTAACTTGTCAGCACGTAGCTTTGACACCAAGACATCTATCGTGTGCTTAAATGGCACGAACACCAACACCTTCTGGCTGCTCTCATCAATTACTTCCTTGAGAACTTTGTAGCGGTTCTTAATGTCGAACTCTAATGCGCCACCATCGTCAGTGTAGACCGCCCCTGCAGATATTTGCAGTAGCTTGTTCATGGTAGCGGCGGCATTTACGGCGGATATTTCGTCATCACCCACCTTCATAACCAACTGCTTGCGCAACATCTCATAGTATTTTGTCTGTTGCTTGGTCAATTCAACCTTACGTTTAACGTAGGTCATATCTGGTAAGTCGAGGCATTCTTCTTTGGTGAACCGTATAGCTGGCTGTAACGCGTTAAACACTATATCGGATGCATTTTCCTTTGGCATCCAACGAAACTGAGATAGCTGCTGCATCACCATGTCACGAAACGAACTAAAGAACCGTGGCACTGCATCGGGGTTTATCAACTTGGCTAGACCATAGGCGTCCAGCGGTGACTGGGCAGCGGGTGTACCCGTCATCATCCACAGCCATGTATCGTCATCAACGATCTTACGTAGTGTTTTCCAACGTTTTGTCTGCGGGTTTTTGTAGTGAGTAGCCTCGTCCACAATCACCAGATCAAACCCACCATTGCGCACTTCGTCCAGCACGATATCCACACCGTCATAGTTTATTATGACAAACTCGGCACCTTGGTTAATTATCTTGGCACGTTTCTTTGAACTGCCATAGGCCACATCCACTGTGCGATGTGGTGCAAAGGTGGCCAAGTCTGCCCTCCATGCGCTGTCCATGATTGACAAGGGGCATATGACAAGAACACGGTTGATCTTACCTTTGTTAATCAGAAAGTCAGCCGACCATATTGCACTGGCTGTCTTACCTGTACCCTGTTCGTTGAAACAGAACGCACGCTTGTTCAGGGTGAAGAAGGAAGAAGTTTTCTTTTGATGGTCAAATGGGGTGTATGCACCTGTCCAGTTATACTGAGTATCTATAGGTGATGGCGCACGTACACCCAAGTTGCGTAGCTTATGCGCTTCATCAATCCCCCACTTCACAAGCACTTCATTGGTGTCCACCTGTTTGCTTTGAGGGATAACTGAGGTGACACGGTTTGGATTACGCAGCTTCAAAAGCAGCGCACGACCATCTACTATCTTCATGGGTTCTCCTATTTTTTCTTTTTATAGTTCCGAGCGCGGTTCTTGCTGCGGCTTTCGATCTTCACACCGTCTTTATTAGAACCACCTTTGCTAAGAGCTTTTTTGTGGCTGATATCTTTGCCTTCACGCTTATCAGCTTTTCCGTTTTTATTTTTATCTACACCTTCCCGATCCATCTTACGACGTGCGCGCTGACGCTCCATACGGCGTTCAAAGGTTGCACTCCCAACGGGGGCGTTAACTTGTTTCTTGCGGTCTTTGGGGTTTTTGTATGGCATTATGAGTTAGCTCCATTATGTATGCACTCCACAACAGGACAATGACGACGACATAATCCATTAGGACGGGCGTTCCACGTGTCAGCTCCTGCGGCTTCTTTCATGTTGTTGAACTTTCCTATCCACTTTTCCCACAGATCGCCTTTGTCATGTTCGGTGTACGTGTGGTTTACTAAATCATTTACTAGCACAAAAACTAAGCCAGCGCGTACCTTTTTTATTTCTGGGAAGTGTGCAAATGCAGCCAATGCCATTAGCTCCAACTGCCCTTTGTCTGCGTACTTGGATGACTTGGATGTTTTGTAGTCCACTATCCATGCAACATCGCCTAACACGTCAACTATAAGAAGGTCAGCTATGCCACGGAACCAGACCCGCTTGTCATAGAAACTACAGGCTTTGAGATCCTCGGTTATACCCATCTTACGTTCACAAAACTTCACACCGCGCTTGTCTGCCAGCTTATCTAAAAACTCCTGTGCAAACTGAAACTCATCGGGCAGAGCCGTGCCATCCTTGATGTATAGCTCCGCTGCCTTGTGAAACGCATTACCGTAGATAGTGGCTTGCGTTGGCACGAATGGGTATTCTTTCAGGATCTTCTCGTGATAGAATTGCTTAGGGCATTGCTCAAAAGATTTAATCTTGCTGAACGACCACGGTGCTACATTAGTCACTATTCACAATCTCCATAGGATTTACCTGTGCCACTCTCACAGTTTATTGGCAGACCATCTGCCCAATCAGGTTTCCAACGCATGCATTCTTCTACATATGCTTGCGCCTCGGCCACCTCTTCATCTTTTACACAGGCCACAATACTGTCATGTACAGTTAGCACAACTTTGTACTTCTTGGCAATACGTAACATCTGCTCACCTATGATACACCGTGCAACAGCTTGACACACATTCTCCACGACCTTCCCGCCATAAATTTTGTTCGGGCCTCGGCGTGTTTTGTAATAATATTGTGGGCGGTTATCTTCTATCTCTGCGAACAAACCGTGGTAATACATCGGTAGTCCAGAGGGTAGTATTATGGCAGTCTTATCCACGTCCACCCGCAGCACCCCGGCGCGTCCTAGCTTTGCAGGTGACTTGTTATGTAGATCCTTCAACATGCCCTGAGCAGTGTACCACAGTGAACTGATCGCGTCATTGGCTTCGCGGTATACTTGTATGATGCGACGAGCTTCCTTCAACTCAATATCAAACCCAAACGTCATAAGCTGGTGTTGGAACTTGGGCGCACCCATGCCATATCCCGCACCAAGAATTGTGGTCTTACCAACGAACCGCTGATCCTTGCTTACCGCATCTGCTGGCACGCTATATATGCTTGACGCCATATACTTATAAACGTCTTCACCCCTGTCGAACTGATCAACGAGGTCATCCTGCCCTGCCAACCACGCCAGTACACGTGCTTCGATCTGCGAACTATCACAATCAATGAGCGTATGACCTGCTGGTGCTATGATGCTCTGCTTTAACTTCTTACCGTTAGGACCACGGCTTGGCAGGTTTTGGAGGTTAATCTTATCATCTCCGCCCCACCGACCAGTATGCGCTGCATAATACCTCACAGGTACGGGCAGAATCCCACGACGACTTATGTCTATAAAACGCTGTGTACGTGTTTCCTCAAGTGTAGACTTCGTACCCAACCGAGCAGCGACCAGTGCTTGCACCCGATCATCCTCATGCTCTTGCAATGCTTTGAACGCTTCATCCGATTTGGCGAATGCGAATGTTTCCTTACCTGTGGTTGAGCTTATCTTTTTTGGAGGTGTTACACCTAACCCCTCAAGTACCACAGCGAACTTGGGGTTGGACATAAGTTCTTCTTTTTCGATATTTGCATCCGCGAGTAGTTTGTCTTTGCGATCTTTGATTTCGGCAAGGTGCAACTCAAGAAGACCCGCATCCAAATCCACCATCGGTTCAACGAACATGCGCAACGTCAGGTCTATCAGCTTCAACTCTTTGCGGGGGAAGTCATTTATCATACGCATGAACAGTTCGTGAGTTATGTCTACGTCTGTGACACAGTAGTCTCCATACCGAGATAACTCTTCTTCCGTGAAGTCCATCCTACGCTTGCCCATAGCACGTATAACTTCATCACCCTTGTCTTGTAAGCCATAAGCCTTTGCAAGGTTTGCAAGCGACACACTGCTTTCCGTGCCGTGCAACGCACGTGCCATGCATAACGTGTCAGCGTATATCTTGGGTGTGATACCAAAGCTCCAGTTCAGTATCGCACCATCAAACATAGTGTTGTGAGCCAGCACCATCTTATCAGACCAGTCATAACCCATCAGGTAATCTTTGATCTGAGCATGCGTGCCGCTGACCCACTCAGTTTTTTCATCCCACTGCTTTACCGCAACTCCAATAACTTCAAAGTCGCGGTGGCGAACGTAGTTTTCAGTGGTGAGTTTAGACAGGGAATAATCCCTGTCATAGAACGTTTCAAAGTCCAAAGTTATTAGCTTCATTAATCGCTACCCGCGATTTCACCACCAATAGCCGCATACCCACATATGTCGATATACGTGTCAACATCCTTCGGGCCATCCCCATGCAAGCGGGATATCTTTAACAACACCATCATGGCAGCAACGTCACGTGGGGATATAAAATTGTTTAGCCCCAGATGTGCGTTCCAATACCCAGCGATGCGCTCAAAGCTATCGGAGGCATCCCCGTACTCTTCGTGGCGCTCGCCGTTGATAAGCTGATCCGCTGCCGATAATATGTTAGAGCGTTTGTTTGTTTCACGTGGAACAATCTCTTTGCCACCCTCTTCATCAAAGTCAAACAAATCCTCAACATCAAAATCGTTGGAGGTTTCCCCTGTGGCCTCGCGCTTTGCTTCCAACTCAGCAAAGTATTTAGCATCTGCTTCCGCTTCCGCTGCATAGTCGGTGTCATCTATGTGTAACTCCTTCGGTGCATCCAAAACTTCTTGCGGGGTTCCAATCTTCTGCATCAGCTTCCACACATACCCGTAGGATGTTCCCGTGCCCTTGGCGATTTCTATTATTTTTGCCTTGGGGTGCTTAACTCTGTAGGCCCAAATCTTTTCTTGCTTCTTAGTCATGTTATTCTCCTAGTTTCCATTCGGGCATCTACCCGATTACGTTTTTGGGATCTGGTATCGCAGGGCAACCAATGGAGAAAGTCACCCTGCGAACCAGTATGAGGTCAATGGCCCGAAGTAATATTGAAAGGTTGGCCACCCCTCACTGCCGTGGATATTTTATGAACAGAGGTCTCTCACGGCTCTACCTCCCCACCTTACCCAACACAGCTTCAGGTGGTACCTTGTTCAGTCTACCTTACGAGGCAAACCAAATTTCTTTTTCATGTTAAACGCCCACTTCTTACTTTTGCCCATTATATCCGCTGCATCCGTCACAGTCATCTTGCGTTGTAACATGCGATTGAGCACCTCGGCGTCATTGGTTAGAGGTAAGTTGTTAACAGGTTCCTTACGTGGCCTCCCGCCCAGCTTACCATTCTCTTTTGATTTAGCGCCATTCTCCATGTAACGATTACGTGTCTCCAAGCGCGGGTTATCCGTTTTATCCTGTTTGATCTGCTTCAACCAACACTCACGATAGAACGGCTCATACTCTTTTCGATGCGGTATTTTCAAAGCTACTTGCCCCGCAAGTCATTAAGCACGCTGAAGGCAAGATCCATATTGGTTTCGCTGACAACCAGCGCAACGCCCCCTGCAGCTATTATTTCGTTTAAGTTTTTCTCCTGCAATGGTGTTGGCTTATTCTTGCCAGCCTTGCATTCGATACCTATGAACTTGCCATCCATACACGCTATTATGTCAGGCACACCGCTACGACCATACCCACCTGTAACTGGGTAGAAGTAGTACGCACCTAAGTCTTTTAGATGCGCAACCACTTTCTTTTTTACCTTTGCCTCTGGGGTCATTACTTCGCCAACTTTTGTATTGTGTCAAGGAACCCCTTAACTTCTTTACGGCATGCTTGAATACCTGTCAGAGTACGGTTCATGTCAGCTACTTGCTTCTCAAAACTCTTTATTTTTGTTTCAAGGTCGATGGTAAGTTTATCGGCGCGATCAATCCACAGATGCGCTTCGCCCACACTTAACTGGTCATCCTCATTGCCATCGGGGCCAAACATATCTTCGCGTATTTCTTTGACCCAACCCCACATTATGCCATTCTCTAATATGTTAGCCACAGTCTTATCCGTTTCGGATTTTGTGTAGCACTGCTTCTCAACGCTATAGACATCTTGCAGCATTAACACGATATCACGCTTCTGTTCGCGTGACGGTTGGCGGTTTGGTTCGATTTTGGTTACGTTAGTTTTACTCACTTTTTTCTCCTTCCGCTTTGCCATGCATACATCGCACACGACACCCTTTTGAAATATTTTCCAGCCCAACTTATGCAGTTTCTGAATAATCGTTTTATTGTTTTGGAACTCGGGCTTGGCTTTACGATCCCCGTGCATGCACGTTACAAAAACCTCATTCGGTTTTAATCCGTGGTCTTCGCATTCTTTGCAAACACACTTCGCCTGTTCCTTCCCGTCTTTATAGACAGCAGTAATAGTCATAACGTTACCTCCTAATAAGTTTTGCCCACGTACCACGCAGCGGCCATCAGTGAAGCTGTTATGACAACCCACACGTAAACCTTGGGTATACGGATGACGAAATAATTATGCGCAACGGCAGAAGAGTTATAACCTACAGCAGTGTTTTTGTTACCAGTGGTTTTGACGGCTGGCTGTTGGCTCTTAGGCTTAACAGGTTTTGTCTTAGCCTTCGTCTTGGCTGCCTGTACGGGCTTGGTAGTAGAATTGGGTAGCCATTCCGCAAACGGGGTTGGGTCCATGTTGTCATAGATGAACCACATCTTCTTACTGAAATCCCACTTAGCGCCCAAAGCCTTCGCCCGATCTTTTTCAATAAACGGGCAGTCTAGGTATATGATTTTGGAACTGTTGAACACTTGCACAACCTCCTCATCAGTTAGGTTGGGATCTTTAAACGCTTGCACTGTTACCTCCTTTGTTGGCTCGTCAGCCTCAAACCAACCATCCAATATTGACTGTACTGCGCTTCGCTCCTTTTTAGGGCGACCTGTCGGCTTTTTCGCTGCCCAAACATCAAAATTCTCAGCAAGCTCTGCCAGCGTAGTTGGCAGCGGTGATCTCTTGTCCATTGCATAGAACTTTTGACGTATGCTTTTAGGTGTACGCCCAAGCGATGCTGCAATTTCGGCATGGGTCTTGC